CTCTAGCCCTTTCCAACATCGTTAGCATCTCGGTGTCGGTGGCACCCACTGCTGCGTCAGCGAACTCCTTTAATCAAGGATTGTTTGTAGGACCCAGCGCCGTCATCCCGAGCTACGGAGCTAGTTCCAGGCTGCGTCAGTACAGCAGCCTGACAGCCATGCTCAGCGATGGATTCACTACTAACGAGCCGGAATACATCGCCGCTCAGATTTACTTCACGCAGGATCCAGCGCCGCAGTTCATCTGGATTGGCCGGCAAGATCTTACCGCCATCTTCAGCGCCATCCCGCATAGTGGCAACGCTGGGACGGGCTACGCTGTCGGCGATCAGGTCACCGTGGTTCAGTCCGGCGCTTCGCACGGCGTACTTACCGTCCTGACCATCGGCGGCTCTGGCGCGGTCACTAGCCTCGGCACCACGGTCGGTAACCAGGGTACGGCGTACTCCGTGGCGTCGGCGCTCAGCACTACGGGCGGAACCGGCACCGGGCTGGAAGTGGACATCACGGCTATCGGTGAAACTCTGCTCCAGGCGGCGCAGGCTTGCCGCGCCGCCAACGCGGTGTGGTATGGGCTGGCCGTTAACAACCCAGTGGACGCAGATAACCTGGCCATCGCTGAGTGGGCTGACCCTCTGTGGCAGACCACTCGGTACTACGCCTGGACGAGCGACGCGGCGGTGCTGAACGGCACCACTAATAACTTGGCGCTACAGATGCAGGCGCTGAGCCTTCGCGTATTGCTCATTTACGCCACCACGCAGTCGGGTCTATTCCCGAATAACATCTACGCAGCGGCGGCGCTCATGGGCGTGGACATGGGCCATAATACAGGGCTGGCTGGTAGCTTCTTCACCTTGGCGCATAAGAACTTGGCTGAGATCGCGCCGGAGCAGCTCACGCAGACGCAGTATAACAATATCATCAACGCTGACTGCAACGTATACGGCAACTTCACGCCGTATGAACTGGTCGAGCCTGGCTTCATGTCTAACGGTGCGCCATCGTATCTCTGGATGTACTTGGCCATGCTCGTGGCTCAGATGCAGATCAATGAGATGAACGTACTCAGTTCGCAGCCTGCCGTACCGCAGACCAACGCGGGCGAACACCTGCTTATCCAGGCTGCCAATCAGGCATGCGCCACGCTGGCTGGAATTGGGTTCATCGCGGGTGGAGTTTGGGAGGGCGTGTCGTTCAGCGTACCTGGCGTCAGCATAACGGCTGGGCAGTCGCTGGACTCTGGTTATCTGAACCAAGCACAGCCGTACAGTCAGCAATCCAGTGGCGACCGGGCGGCAGGCAAGGCCATGCCAATCTATTGCTTCATCATCACGGCGGGCGCGGTGCAGAGCCTTGTCATCGGCGTGTACGTCCAACTCTAAGGTCCTCAAGGAGATTCCGGAATGAATGTCGGAGTAACTTACTCGTTCAAAGATCTGGTCGGCGTACTCATCAACGCTGCCTTCGGCGTCTCCTTGCCTCTTACTGGTGGAAACATCGGCAACGGGCAGGTCACGATCCGTATGTCGCAGGAGCGTACTACGCACGACGTGGCTGCCGACGGCACCGTCATGCCAAGCTACGTTGCCGGCGACAATGGCGAAATCGATCTGGAGATCCAGCAGACGTCATCGCTTCATCACGCGCTGCTTGGGCTGTACAACCAGGTCAAGACCGCCGCTGACGCCGACGACCTCACCGGCTGGGCTTCCACCGTGATATCGTTCCGCACGCTGCTGGACGGTAGTACGCACGTACTGAGCGGCGTCAGCTTCAAGAAGATCCCGGACAAGCCATACCACGCCAGCGGCCAGAAGATTACATGGTCGCTGATGGCTGCCAACGTGTCTAACTCCTAAGGAGCACCATGCACCAGAAGACCACCGAAGTCCCCCTTAGCGGTCATACGTATCAGATACGTCGCATGCTGCCCGATGTGGGCAGCTACATCTGGCAGAAACTCATGGCCGGGTGCTTCAAGGCGCAGCAGGCCAACGCCAACGACGACGCCGTGGCGCAGGACGAAGTACCTGCTGCGCAGCCGCCCGCCGCTGACCGACTGCGCATTCTTTGCGGCATGGCGTTCATGTACCTGGACTTTGAGGCGTTCGCCTTCGTGCAGAATAGCTGCATGAAGGTCACGTCGCGTGTGGAGGAAGCTGGGCCCATCCCGGTTATGTCCTACGATGGTCGATGGTCCGTACCTGACCTGGAGTACAATCCGTTCTTAGTTACCAAGCTGATGACGGAGGCTCTCGTATTTAATCTGTCGGATTTTTTGTCCGAGAGCGAAGCGCCGAAGACGGCGGTGGCAGCTTCGCCGGTTACAGCCCAGAGCCATTCCCGACGCTGAGTCCGCTGCTGTGGCGTCCCGTAGGCGCGGGCCTATGGCGGCAGCATGAGACGTTCGACGGCACTTACGACCTGGCTGACCTATTCGATGTTCTTGAGTTCCTGGACATCAAGGACATAAACGAGGAACGAATGCGGGAGGCCGCGCGACATGCCCAACTTTCTTGATGAGTATCTGATTAGGTTGGGCGCAGTAGTAGATACTTCCGGAATGGCTAGATTCCAGACCGCGCTACGCGAGGCGTCCACTCTCGTGGACCACCAAGCTACGCGTATGGCTGGGTCGTTCCTAAAGGCTCAGACTGAGATCGTAGGTGGATTCGCGGCTATCGGCGGCGCGGCGCTGGGGCTGGCTGATAAGGTGGCCATGGCGGATCAAGAGTACCGCCTGTTCGGTCTGCACATGTACATGACGAAAGAAAATGCTAGGTCTTTGAAGATCGCCATGGACGCGTTAGGTCAGCCGCTGGAGAACCTTACCTGGGACCCGGAGCTACGCGGGCGGGCGCAGCAGCTTATCGCCGATCAACGCGCCATGGCTCCAGGCGGAGACTTCAATGCGCAGATGCGCAAGATACGCGACATACGCTTCGAGTTCACGCGTATGGAAGTGGAACTTGAGTATCTTGGCATGCACGTTGTCCAGGACTTCATGAATGCGTTGGGCTTCGGTCCGGACGAGCTTCTCATGCGGCTGCGGAAGTTCAATCGCTGGGTTATAACCGACCTGCCGCAAATCTCTGCTCGCCTCGTACACGACTTCATGCCGATATGGAAATCGTTGGAGGAAGTATTTGGGGCATTGCTAGTAGATTTGAGAGAGACTAGCATTTTGTTTTCTAATTTAGTTGGAATTTTCAGTGCTGATACTTCCATTATGGGTACTACATTTAGTTTGGAACACTTATCTGGGGCTCTAAAACATGTAGCTGGTGGTTTTGCGACTGTAGCTGGCTTAATTGCGCATACAGAGCAAATGTTATCACACCTAATTACTGCGTCTATGCTTGCCAGCGGAGGAGATTTCAGAGGCGCGGTGCACGAACTAAAGGCGGGCTACGACAGTCTCAGCACCAAAGAAGCCATGATGCTTATGACTGGAGCCTTCGGTGGCGTCTTCGGCGGGCCGCTGGGCGCGGTCATGGGCGCGGGCGCGGCTTACGAAGGCGGCACCGTCCTGGAACGCACCGTTGGCACCGGCACGGTCAGCCGCTGGCGCGAGAGCCTTATGAGCGGCTCGCTGATTCCGGGCACCGGCATCACTGGCTCCTCCACGCTACGTAGCCTTATGAGCGCCCTGGCTTGGGCCGAGTCCAGGTACCACCAGTTCGGCCCGGACGGCAAGGCGTTGCTTGGCGCTATGACTCGCACAGGCCGCGCCATGGGCATGTACCAGCTGATGCCCAGTGTGGCGGCGCAGTACGGTATAGACCCTAGCAGCCTGGAGGGTAACACCGAGGGCGCTCGTCGGCTGCTGACTGATCTACTACGGCACTATAACGGTGACGTACCTCGCGCCATAGGCGGTTACGCAGCCGGGCAGGGTCGCATGGACGCGTTCCTGGCCGGCAAGGCAACGCTGCCCGACGAAGCGCGCAACGAAATTGCTAAGGTGTTGGGCCGCATGGGTCAGACTGGAGGCGTACAAGTGGGATCTGTGTACATCAACATTACGCCGCCGCCCGGGACGTCTGCCGCCGCCATCGCCGACGAAGTGAAACGCAAACTGGCCGATACGCAGAATAAGCGCGTACAGCGCAACCTGCTGGAGTTCCAGAGCCTGAGCGCGAGCTACTAACGTGAGCGCCGCCGGACTGTACCGCCCGCCGCAATGGGTAGCGCCGCCGATGGTGTCGGTGGCCATAACGCAGCAGAATAGTGCCGCGTCCAGCGGCGGCACTGCGCCGCAGACTACCACTTACGTATTCGATGCTGTCCTGGACATTGAGCATAGTCAGCGGTTGGAGAAGACCAGTCATCCGGTGCAGACCGGAGCGGACATATCCAGTCATGCCTACTTGGTACCGGCTACCTGCGTGCTGTATGTCGGCATGTCGGACGCCATGGACGCTTACTCCAATGGTCCGGCTAACATTTCGCCGTGGACCGGCAATCCCAGCAAGAGCGTGTCGGCGTATCAGACACTTCTGACTCTACAGGCGCAACGGCAGCCCATGACCGTCACCACCCGGTTGCGTACTTACACCAACATGGTGATTACGGACATATCGCCCAAGGAGGATTACCGTACTATCGCCGGTCTTCGGTGCCGCGTGGAGTTCGGGCAGATACGCACGGCCACGGTCAATGTCACGCCAGCCAGTGCAAGGGCCAACGACACGCAGACCACCGGGCTAGGCCAGGTCAACCCGCAGCCGGTGCCCGCCGCGACGGAGAATCAGTTCAACATCAATAACTACGGCGGCGTCACGCCCATTGATCAAGTGAATATCCCGGGCGCGGGTGACTTCTCCAGCGTGAATACGAATAGCTTGCAGACGCAGGTGCCTTGATGAGCGACCAGCTTATACCGCTATCGGTAGCGCCTAATCAGAGCTTCTCCATACAGCTTACCGTCAATGCGCAGCCGCTCACGCTGAATCTGGAACTGGGTTACTCGGAGATGGCCGGTTACTGGCAGCTGTCTGTCTCTGACGTTAACGGCAATTCGTTGGTGGCCTCCGTCCCGCTTGTTACGGGCTGGTACCCAGCGGCTAACGTGCTCGCGCAGTACGAATACTTGCAGATCGGTAACGCGTACTTGCTGAACACCGGCAACGCGCCTACTGACTACCCTGGATCGGATAATCTTAATCAGTTCAGCCTGCTTTGGGGAGACAATACATGAGTTCGGTCTCCAACATACCGTTGTGGGGGCAGGCTTGGGAGCTCGTAGTTACGTCGACGACCGCGACTGGTAATTCGCAGCAGACCACGATAACTTCCAATGCCTGGGAGCCGGACGCGCTGCGTATGACGTTCGATGTCCTCCAGGCCATGAATAGCTCACCGTTCTGGTTTGCAGATATAAACATCTACAACCTGAATGACCAAACGGCGCAGAACATCCTGCTGAATGCTACGTGGGCCACGCTCAAGGCTGGCTTCCAGACTGGGCCCAATCTTTACTCGATCATCTGGGACGGGCCAGTATTCCAGACGCTGTTCACGCGTGAGAACGTGGTGGATCAGAAGACCACGCTACACTGCGTGGCTAATCCATTCGTGATGGACGCCATAGCCAGCTTTGCCACCGGGCCGTTCACTAGTCAGGCTCAGCTGACGGCCAAGATGGCGGCTCAGATAGGCCTACCGCCGCTAACGCAGGCGCAGGGCACCGTAGGCACCGTAGCGGCGCAGCGTATGGCTGCCGTTCAGTACCCACGCGGTAACACCGTGTTTGGCAAAGTGCCTAGGTTCCTAAAGCAGATTGCCGACAGTAACTTCTTGCAGCAGTTCCAGGACGGGCAGCAGGCTTACATATCCGAGATAGACACCGGCAATCGAACGCCGGATTTAATCTACTCGCCGCCGTTCCCGCCCGGTTACACTACCGCGCAGCTGGGCCTAAGTCCCAACGTGACGGAGAGCATCATTGGAACTCCGGCGCAGATTCAGCAGGGCGTCGTATTCACTGTACTGCTAGACCCACGTCTGAAGGTCCAACTGCCGCCGTTGTTGGTGCAGCTACAAAGGACGCAGATCAACCAGCTGTCGCGCACGCCTAGCGTCAACTCAGATCTACCTACTGCGCTAACGTCCGACCTGACGTTCTTCGTCGGGCAGATCCGGCACACCGGCGACACACGTGGCAATGATTGGCAGACGGAAGTTACCGGCTGGAGTACGGCGTACGCGCAGATGCAGCTTAACTTGCTAGGAGCGGGACAATAACATGGCCACTTCATCTGGACCAAATCCGCTCCTGGCCCTTACACCGTCGCAAGTTAACTGGGCTGAGTCTGAGCAGTGGCGGCAGATAGTCCGTCAGGCCATGACTGAAGCTCGTGTAGCCATCCCGGCATTCGTTACTGAGGACCTGGACCCGGTTACGCAGACCGTCACGGTACAGATAGCCATCCAGGAGCAGGTCAGAACTAAGACCGGCCCACAGTGG